CATTTTAAAGTTGAACTATTCGTGTCAATGTTCCATGCCGACGAGTGATCAGGTGGATAAGAGTTTGTGCCGACTGGCATAGACCATCCAATTGCGTGGACAGAAACATTTTCTATTGTGACATTTTGTAAACTCCAAGCAGACCCAGTATAATACTCCATTTGGCCTGAAGGAGATACAGTTGGGGATGAACGCATTGTACAAGGCAATGACTGATTAAGAAATACCTTGTTACCTGCTTGTGTTTTGGTGTGCCCCCCCGCATCAACATTAGGAACTAAATCAATAAAATACCTCTGGCACCTCACCAGTTCATCCCCGTATGACCGATGCTCGAAGGGGGTGGCTGTGTCGCCTACTTCTAGTTGGACGGCTGTGATTTGCCATGTGTCTGAGGTACTGCCTCCAATATTAACAGTGTTCCCCGCTGCCCTATCGTCGTTATCAGTGGATGAAGACCAAGATGTAGGGACTGATCCAGAATTAAATGTTGAGCCAGCAGCAAGCCACCATTCGACCTGCAACCCCGTACCATTATCTTCATTAAAATTAGAGCCGCCAGTATCCCCAACAAATGACATGGTTTTGTATTCCCAAGTGTTTGCTGCATCAATCGAATATGTTGCTCCTATATGCCGACTGTTATCTTCATCACGCAAGTTGACTTGAAACGCACCCGTGGAGCTAGACTTCACCCAAAACGAAAGAGTTAGAGATTTAGCCGATGCAGAGCCTTTATTTAAAAATGTTAAGTTCTGTGCCTCAATCCTCTGTGAAACAAGAAGATAGTCAGGTGTTGTATCTGCTGTAGTGCAGTCAACCTTATAACTAAAAGAGAAACCATCAGGCGCATCAGACGCTTGGCTAATTGTAAAAGTACCCGCTGTATCACTCTGAAGATACCAACGGTCAGTAGCATGATACCCTTGCGATGTTACACTTGATGTACTCGTCCCTCTCTGCGCCACCTGCATAGCACCATTGATAATCAGGTTACGATTTGACAAGGCACCGTCATTGTAAACCGCACCTAGTTCAGCTAGTTCCCGTGCCTTGCTCATTCCGTTATTCTCCTAGAAGGGTCGCCAAATCCAACGCTTTCAACGCGTCGGCATCCGCTGCCGAAGCAATACGTGCATCGTCTGTAATATCGCGTAGCGTCTGCTTCTTCGTCGCAATCGCCGTCGTGCTTGTGCCAGCCTCTAACGCTTGCATAAACTCAACGTCCAACGCTTCCATGCGCTCCTTGCGCTCCGCACGTAGGTTGTCCTTGTGGATGTTACGCGCTGCCGCCATGTCGATCTCCACGGCGTTACCGTTAAAGGTCCACGCACCACGGAAGGTACGATCTGTTGGTACAGTGATTGACGATGCGTCACGAACATCGCCGTTGATATTGATGTAGGTGGTCATGCTGCCATCTCCGTTTCTTGATTAATCCGCCATGCATTACGGAAACTACGATCACTTGGGATCAATTCTACAGGAACAATCTTCATAATGCACCTGTTACCTTCATAGTCACGCCAAATTGACGGGTCTATGTCCTTCATAATTAAGTACTCTATCGCTTCTTCCTCGGTCATAGGACCGATAGGTTCTGCGTATGGGTGTTCCTTTGGCTGTCCGTCAGGCACCAAACGATCACGCTGGTAGGTGTCAATAGGTGGTAGGATGTCACCCTCTAGTGCCGCAGCCATCCAGTTAGGATCAGGGACAAGCACCTTGGCAGGTTCGTCAGGTGTGGCAGGGTCTTCAAACAGCACACGATACTTAGACTGCACAGGCTCTAGCCGTGACTTAGCTTCTAGTAGGCGTTCCCAGAGGTGCTTGGTCATGCTAGGTCTCCAGTAGTCATGAAGAAGTTGTATAAGGAATCCACTTTTGTTCCAACCTCATAAACAACAATATCAAGTTGACCCCCAGAACCACCAATAGCTAAACCCAAAGCATTTCCTGAATTGGTAGTTTGGTTTGATTTTGAGCCTACAGCGCAAGCATTATCCTCACCGTCAAACGAGGAAGTAAAGTTTTGCGTAAAATCTCCTGTCGCATTGTCTGTCATACTAGAGGTGTTTAAACTGCTTCGAATAACGTTAGTAGTTCCCTTATAGTTTACCCAAGCCTTAGCCGACCCATTCAGGACATAGCCAGTCTCTACTGTATCTGTGCCATCGGTGATGTTGGAAACGTTTAGTGTACTCATGCTAAGTCTCCGTGTGCTACAATGCCAAACTCAGTGTCAGTTGCACTTCCCGCATCGTTTTTAGTGACTATTCTAAGATCACTCGTATTATAAGTAGAGGCACCACTGTTTCCTGTACCAATTCCAATAGTGGATCGGTATGTCGTAACGTTTGTTACAGGTTGAGAGTTTGCAAAAGCATTTGACACAGACACACGACCTGCGCCCGTCCCTTCGTCTGTAAATGAGCTTGCATTATTAGATTGATCAATAGCATTGTCGGTCTTTTGATCAACCCACGCCCAAGCCGCCGCAACCCCTGAGACTGCACGACTAGCTGTTTCGCCTGTGGCCTGAATGTTTGTGACTTTTAGTGTACTCATGCTAAGTCTCCTAGTTGCGACATGTTATAGTGCCTATCAACATTGGTAGAAGAGTTGCTTCTAGTTAAAACACGAGTTTTGTTTGCAGCGTTATTATGAGAATACACTCCCATCTCACCTGATGAAAAACTTTGATTAGTAGGTGCGGGGTGATCGGCAGCACTTAGTGACGAAGTAAAGTTGACATCGCTATCGCCCGTTGCTGTGTCCGTCATACTACTAACGTTAAAAGATGTGTTAATAGAATTACCAATTTGATTGTACCGAACCCAAGCCTTCGCAGCACTCTGCTTAGTCAGCGTAATCGGCCCAGTACCCGCCGCATCACTAATTGTTGTTGCTCTAATCTCAGACAATGCTCAAGTTCCCTCCAGTTGTGACGGCCAGTGTTACGCCCGTGTCAACGGTAAGTGGACCCACAGCAATTGCATTTTCTGTCGCTGCAATCGTAACATCGGCGTCTAGTGTCTGTTCGTGAACACGAAAGATGTCTTTACGACCCTGTTGCTCTCCAACCTCTCCACGTCTGCCTCGAAAATAGCCGCCCACAGTTCCTTCTTCAGGCTTAATATACTGCTCTGAAGGACCCATGTGGACCACATAAATATTGTTGGTGCCTGTGGGCGGGGCTGACGTAAAGTTCAAAGTGGTGCCAGAACAGGTGTAGGCCGTCGTAGGGTTCTGAATTACATTTTCCACAACCACACGAACGTTATTCGTCGTGGAGGGACGCGTCATTGTAAACGCTGTAGTCGACCCGTCACCACTGAAGCTATCCTTCGTGGTTGAGGTAAAGGCTTCCGCAGGGGGATTACCGATGTATGGCATTTATTATTCCTATCCTGAACTATTAGGAGGTGTCGATCTCAAGAATGCTCATCACAACGTCAACCGAAGTCGCCGTGTCGGACTTGACCTTGATGCTATCACCCGTTTCCATAACTACTTTCTGATCGCCGCCTACGATAACAATCGAACCGCCACTAGGTAACGGAGCGTCTTTAATCAGGTATGTATCGTCCGTACCATCGTTCAAAGTCGCATCAACCAAAACCTGTGACGCTGTGCGGTTCGCTACAACCAGTCCAATCACAGTTGTTTGAACGTCTGAGCCAACAGTATAGCTGTCCACAGAAGTCAGTGTCGTACCAATCGACCTCTGTGTTTTTCGTTTAAAAGTATTTACTGCCATTTTATCATCCTAACGCAATTGATAACGCAACGGCAGTACCCGCCGCATCAACGTTCAGACCCGTGTGAGCTTTCGCTTGCGCGTCCGCGTCTACCATAGTCAAATTTGTTAAGTTTGTCACCTCTCCACCTGTAATAGATGGATTCGACATTGCCATTGTATCGCTCAAGCTAACAACCGCCGCAGAAGCTCCGCCGCCGTCACAGAAAATTATGCCTACTTTTCCGTTACCCGGGATAGTCGCATTTGCCCCAGTGCCCTGCGAACAGATAATGCTACGATAAGTAACATTGCCGTCTGCATCCGTAGGACCCTGCGTCAGAGAATTACGGATGATATAAAACGCCTGTGTGGTGTTTGGACCAATCGTCAAAGTCACGTCGCCGCCAAGATCAGTACCGCTATCGACAAAGTCAAGAACACGGTACATACCGTCTTCAGAGTTATTCGCGCCTTGTGTAGGCGTTACGGGCCGCACATCCAACGTCTCTGACGTACTGGACATCGTAATCTCTTTGTAACCAGCAAGTCGGTCAAAGATGTCAAAGTTAAAGTTCGTGGTAATACCCCACGTACTGGACTGTTCACCCGTTGCGGGCTTCTCAATCGCAAAGTTCGTTGTAAACGTACTGGGCATTCATTTCTCCTACGCTGCTTTAACTTTCCATGTCGGGGTGGATAATGGCTGACCCGGTGCATTTCCTCCGGGGTCTGACCATGTCGGTGTTTGAAGCGGATCACCCGGGGGCGTTCCACCCGGGTTGCCCCAACTAGGTGTTTGACTGGGCGTACGCTGTGAAAAGACGTACGGATCGCCTACCGTTGTTGTTGCTTCTACACCGCCCGCCGCGAATAGAATAGTCGCGCTTGCCGCTACTGTTACATTACCAACATTTGACGTTCCAGACAATCCTGTCTCTGGAACTATTACTCGGATGCCCACATTGGGGGTTCCGACCGCAGTGGACATTTGGTTAGAGGTGACTGAAACGTCTGCATTGGCTTCAACAACAACGTCTTCAACCTCACCCGTCGCCGCAGAACCCGTGACGGCAAAATTAGCTACACCTGTAACGGTGACAGAGCCTACGCCGCCTGTAGAACCCAAGCCCGTCTCAGGAACATTGGCTTCTGCTTCTATAGCAACGGACCCAACATTGCCCGTACCTTCAGAGCCTGTCACAGAAACATTTGCTACACCGACAACGGAGGCCGCGCCTGTTTCACCCGTTGCCGTAGAACCCGTTGGGGAAACATTCGCTTCCGCAACCACAGACACCGAACCAACGGAACCCGTTGCCGCAGAACCGGAGGCCGCAACGACCGCCTGTGCGGCTACTGTTTCATCACCAACCGCGGTTGTACCTTCAGAGCCTGTCGCAGAAACATTTGCTTCCGCAACAATGCTTACAGAACCGACACCACTAGATGTGGATAGTCCCGTCTCAGGAACGTTGGCAACACCGATAGCCGTGACAGAGCCAACCGCTGCGGTAGCGGCTTCTCCCGTCAGTACAACAGGAGCGGCAGCATTCCACGGGCCTTCACCCCATGTACCTCTGCCCCAACCTGTAATCGCAGCCATCGGAGTCTACCCGTTAGGCAATACGGATGATCGCGTTACTCGCGTCCGCGGTCGGGAACTGAATAGTAAAGTCACCCGCTGTAGATGTCTTGTCGCCACCAAACGCAAGTACGATAACAGCGTCAGTTGTGCTTGAACCACCGCCCGTTGTTGTATTGTAGATCAACGCACCGTTCGCTGTGATTGTCGCTGTGGAGAACGTCAAATCCGCAAAATCTGTAAACGCTGTTGTACCAGACGTAGTCGGCGCAACGTTTGTCAAAGCACTACCGCCCGCGGTGTAACCAGTGCCGGATACCTCGTTTGTGGCCGCGTAGTCTGTTGTTGTCGCACCTAGTGTCGCATCACTTGTGAACAACGCCAGATTAAATGTGTGTCCACTTGTTTGAAAGTCGTGCTTACCCTCAAGCAATTCCTGCTTGAAAGACGTACACATTGCTTGGGTGATCGCCATGTCATAATCTCCTTATTGCGTCAGCCAGTTCTGGATGCCCCGCATCATTAAGGGCATTAAACACGGTCGTGCGGTCACTTTTAATTGCTTCGCGCATATAAAAAGCTACCACCATCTCCATGTGCTTTTGGAACGCCCGTGCCTGATCACGTATAGCAGGATGTGCATCATCCGACACGCTAATCAATTTCTTCACGCAACGCTCCGCAACTTCATCAGGCGTAAAACCACGGCCCTCGGTTGTCTCAACCGTGACAATCGGGGTTTCTGGAACCTGAAAATCCATCTTAAACATTACTGTTTATCCCTAATAACCTTACCAACGCGATATTCTTGCGTGGTTTGTTTTGCTTCTCCCAACATCTTCAGACCCATCAGAGCTTCCTGAAAACGCTTATCATAAAGTGCCATGATATCTTGCTCACCCTTCATAAACAGATAAGCTTCGATCAAGCTACCATAAAGCATACACAACTCAGCGTTTTCACTAAGCCATGTTGTGTCCGTTGCTGAGTTCGCAACTGCGGTAAGGCTGCCCGGGCGATACAGATACTGAACTTCCGCCGAATAAGCACTATCTGGCGTAGGAGCTAGAATAAAGTTAGCGAAGTCATACTGAGCGAAATACCGAGGGAAACCCGTATCGGTGCGGTCCGGATGAAAAGACTCAATAAAAGACGGCTCTTTCCACTCCAAAAAGATTTTCTCGCCGTCGCTGTTTGTTACCGTAAGAGACAACGGTGCCAAAAAGTCCGAAGGGCAATTTAGAAACTCGTTGCTCGCGGTAAGAACACCAACGGCGTTACGACGGAACAAATCAAGTTGTATGTTTTTCAAGATACGCTCTTCGGCTGCCCGAATAAACACGTCCAAGTTATTTACAAAAGTTGGCTCTGTGTTTTCAGTGTAATCCTGAATTGCCTGCTTCAGTTGGTTGTGTGTAAAAGCCATTATACCGCCACCGTAACTGTACCGACGCCGCCTGTAGCCACCAAGTCATTGGCTGGCGTGACGCCCGTAATTTCTTTAAAACCCACCGGATTAAACCCAAATTGTACGCTACGCTGCCCCGTTAGGTTTTGATCAGGCCGCGGCTCCGATAAAGCCTGCGCATCATTTACCTTAGTAAAAGGACCCAACTGCGGGTGTTTTGGCTCAAACTCGTCAGGCCCCACAAGCATACCATTCCACTCCCGACGCATAAGTCGATACGGGTACTGGAACCCGGAGCGGTCTGATATCGCTAAAGCGTTTTTTCCTGACGCAAACTTGGCCATTAACTCACCCTAAAATACTGGAAGTCAGGCACAACATTGAACGAAGAACGATCTCGGTCTTCGGTCGCCGCCCGCTCGAACTCTTCTTCGTAAACGGCTTTTAAAAGCTGTGTACGATTTGGTGCGCGTTTAAGGGAGATGTAGTATGCCAATCCCGCAGCCAAACAAGGATAAAACCGAAACGGCATGTCTAACGTATTATTATAAACGTCAGCATCCTGTATACGCGTTAGAGCATCGTAGTGGATCACATCTGTGCTGTTTTCCGGAACAGGCCAAATTTTCAGATTTGGTGTTAGCTGTCTGTCCAAGAAAAACTGATTTGGGCGACCAGTTGTTGTTTTATTGGGAATGGACAGGAACTCGTCACGGCTTAGACGCTCCATTTGGTAGTCAGTGCCGTCCCGACGTATGACAACAGAGAGGACATCAATTACGTCGGTGCCCAAATCGTACTCACCGTCGCTTGAAACCAAGCTGACGGTGCGTTGCTTTATGGTCCACTGGTTTAAACCGCGGTTAGCCCAGTCAGCCAACATTAAGTTCAAGGACCGTTTCGCTGTTTTCAGGTCATAACCCGTACGAACTTCCAAGCCACAACGCTCAAAAGCTTCTTCAACGTAGTCGGCTACGTCTAATTCAAAGTCTGTGCTTCCAGAAGTAGCCATGCTACCGATCCTTATGCGTTACGAACAGCGCACTTGCGGCCAACTTTACCGCCGCTGCCAAATTTCTTTACCATGCCGCCGCCGCGCATCTTCTTGACCGCTCCGCCAGCCCGCATTTTCTTTACCATGCCGCCGCCGCGCATCTTTTTAGGACCGCCGCGCATCTTTTTAGGATTCATTGCCATCTTGTAGCCTCCAATACAACTCTTCACGTCGAGCGTAGATTTGCTTCACGTTACACTCGGCTTCATACATATCATAATAGCCTTTTTTATCCAACTTGTCTGCCGCTTGTTGCAGTTTGGACAATCGCTGAACAAAAATAAGGGCATATTCTACGTCTGTCAGCGGTTCAAACTCCGCCTCTTCCGCGAAATCCGCTTCATCATCGTCAGGATGAAAACCCATGACCCATACGTCTTTGTCGATAAACCAGCCTCTTGATATGGCCGTATTCATTTCATCCAAATATTCGTGAAACGCTTCCGCTTCTTTGTATTGCGACAAGTCCACAATAATTGCGAGATCAAAATTGTCATCAAACTGGGAGACTGTGCTGTACAAAGTCTGGTAGTTTTTGTCGTAATTAAAGATGATGGCAACCTTGCCGTCGGCCAAAGCCTGTTTTGCATAGGGACATGGCGGCAAGTCGTTAAAATTAACGCTAGGTTTGTTTAAAACCTCCGTAGTCCACTGCGATATCTCTTCTACAATGACCTGTTCGACCGATTGGTTTGGATGAAGAAAGGCTACATTCATGATTGACTGACAGAACCCTTCGTTCTTTTGCGTCTCTCGCCCAAAACACAGCCGCAACCACGAGCCACCGCTGTACCTTTTTGACTTTTACCGCGATAAGGACGTTTTGAGACGGGTTCTACCACGCCGCCTTCTTTAAAACGAACCGTAGCCGCCCGTGTGTTCGAAACGACCTGTTTTCCCTTTTTTCCTTCGCGTTTTTTCTTCGCTGCCGTCGATTTACGCTCGGATTTGCTTAAACTTTGCGCTTTTTTACGCGGTAAGCACCGATCAGGGTTCTTTTTGTTCCTAGAAGTGCCGCATTCGCCCGCAATATTGCCAGAACTGTCGATTCTGACCCAATCTTGGTCCAACCATTCTTGCAATTTGCCCATTACTTGCCCTTTCTTTTGCCACCCTTGGACTTTTTGGCGTAATTCGGGTCTTTACAGTATTTAGAAGCCGCCAAATTTGCGTAAGCACTCGGATATGTGTCAAAAGTACGTTCTGCCCACGCTTTTCCTTCAGGACAAATCTTGCTTCCCTTACTTTTGCGTGAATTTCCTTTTGCTTTCCTAGAATAAGCCACTGATATAATCTCCTGCTAGGGCTGTCGCCACGATCAAGATCGCTATGCCCCACAAACGCATGTCAAGCCGCTCAAGCTGACGGTCAATCTTAGCGTACCGACGATTGCATTCTTCTTCATGCTTCTCCAGAAGCTTTAAAACGTCTTCCACCTTCATATCACCACGCCTTACAGGACCAGTATCTTGCAGAGAATTTGTCTTTTGCCGTGTCGCAATTATGTCTTGCACGGAAACTTTTACGGCGTCCCGGCTGATCTTTCTTAATAGACATCTTGGAATCGCCAAACCGTACAAGCTTGACCTCGCTGCCTTTCTTAGCCAGAACCGCAGACTTTTTCGCCTTTCCGGGAGTTCTCTTAGGTTTGTTATATCCAGCAAAAGTCTCTCCCCGATAACTTAGTCTGCCAGAAGGCAAGCGTTTAACGTCTTTTGTGGTAGCCATTACAAATCGCTCCCGTTCTTAATGTAAACAATATCTAAGCCCGCAGAAACAGCAATATTTGCCCCTGAAGAGTCGCCTACGCACCGAATTTCGATGTCCGTCTTTTCTTCAAATTTAAGGGGAATATCGTACTTTTGATGCAGGACATTATTGTCCAGTACGTGTTTATCTCTAGTTTGAAACACTTCGCCATCAGGACGAGCTACAAGCCGGATAGTGGCGTACTTGTTGTTTTGCGTGGTTGATACCGTCAGATCTTTTTGTAGAAGATAGGCTGTATGCCCCGCAGGGACAGTCCACAACGCCATTAAAGTTTGATTATCGCCTACTGCGATTGTTGCGTACTTGTTAGCCGGAACACCCGCGGTAACAGTACCAGTTCCCGCATATACCACACCTGCGTTCTTTTCGCCGGTACCGGCGGAACGAATAACCATTCTGTTGATGCGAAGGAAAGAGTTTGTGGTGTTCACAGAGGTCTGGCCGTTTAAAGTAACGGTTTCGCTGATTTCATTGTAATCCGCGTCCAGACCGTACAACTGAACAGTCCGCGCCCCGGTGCCCGCAGAAGTATCCGCAGTAGAGCTACTTGAAACCTTCAAAACAGACGCAGAGGTAAGGTAACTGTATAACCCACCTTGCGCCCAAACAGTTTCTTCCGTGTCGTCAATATCGGAATTGAAACCAAACTTAAACTGAGGGTAATGATAGGCAACTTGCTCACGCGCAACTTGAAGCTCGAACGGCTCGGAAGTCCCCACGCGGGTTATAGAACTAACTTCACGAGCCATTTAAATCTCCTTAGTTGTAGAATACCGTCAAAGCAGTAATGTTTGTAAGCGTTTTGACATGAATGTCGCTTACTTTTATGCCGTTCGATGGAATGTTAACGGAGTGAGTATCCGAGGCGTTGAAGTCCAGATCAAGAACATCTGTACCCCCGTTTCCGTCAGAAACAGTCAACCGCGGAGAACCAGCCGCCGTCTTTACCTGTATCTGGCGGATACGAGCCGGGCCCACGGCTAGTGAACCCGTCGCCGTAACACGCTTGGATTTTACGTCAGAATCAGACATCTAAAAATCCTTATGCTGCCGCAGTTGCGCCGTTATCCACACGAATCCAGTTTGAACCGTCTGAGAAAACTAGGTTTCCTGTACCGTTAC